GCGGCTGCCAATCCGCCGCCGCGCCCAGGGTCCTAGACTTTTGACCCCCTATACCCCCACCGGGCGTTAATAGCCTGCCTCTTCGATATCTCATCATGGCATACCTGGCACAGTGCCATGAGATTATTATCATCGTGCGTCCCGCCATGAGACGGACTTACTTTGTGGTGAGTGGTCACTGCTGGTCTCCCGCATATCTCACAGTAAGGCCGAGTCTTAAGGACGCGCCGCCTAACCCTGCGGTAATCGTTTCCGTATCCCTGAAAGCCCCGCCGTCCTTGCCACGGCTCTCGCCTGTGTATAGGGCAAGGCTGGAGATTAGGGCATCCTGATTGACTACACGGAGACCTGAGCTTTGTCATCAATTGGACCATCTCCAGGCGGGTACTCTCTAATCACACACAATGCACCCTTTCTTATACCAGACTCTTCAGCACGCTCTGCAATGCCGTGCGTCTCTCTTTCAGCAGTTTCAACCGTAGTTTGTCAGTTTCAAACATCGCCTTAGCCTGCTGATACGTCTCGTTTTTCTCCTCCATGCCGGGCATCAATTCAAGGATCGCACCCTCAATAGCCAGTAGCTCTCTTTGTAAGGCGACAGGATCACGCTCGATTCTCTCCTGCTCGGTAAGCATATTCTCTCCCCCCGAACCAATCTAGATGGTATTTGATGCAAAATGAAAAACGACCAATACGATGGATCTCTTCATGATGATAGCGGCATAATGGCCGAACATCTCTTCATTGTCGTTTCCACCAGCCCCACGACTGATCAGGTGGTGCGGTTCCCCCGGCCTCCCGCATATGACGCAGGGTCTACCCCGTAACGAGGCAAGAAACCGCCCGTCCCGCACACGGCGGGGCTTCTCTAGCCTCAAGCCGCACACTCGTCCTTTATGACCATGGGTCTTGTAAAAGGCTTGGTAGCATGGCACAAATACTCAAACCAAATATCTCCATAAGGCTGGACTCCCACCACGGAAATCCAGTCTATTTCACACCCGGGATAACGTGCTTTTATTTTATTTTTGGCGTCATCAATAGACGTGGCGATAACGCGCGCTTGGTGGAATTGCAATATAGTCACCCCTAGTCTAAAATCAATTGGTGGAGGTGGAGGGGTTTCCCCCTCGTTCTCCGCATAAGCGGAGCGAATTTCACCCCCAAAGTCAAAGCGAGCAATGACAATCTTTTCTTCGTGCATCCAACCTTATGCGGGGCGCTCCCATTGTCTGCGGGTGGTATCCACGCTTTTCCGCATACCCGCCCCAATCGAGGAAACTGCCGCATGATACGAATAGTTGCCGCTTAACCTCGACCTTGTTGCGCCTGGGGTCCGGCACGAGAATGTCCTTCGTGAACACAAACCGCTGATGGCTATGTGACACGAGGTAGGCATCACAGCCCGCCACTACACCCTGCAAGTCCTCTGCGGCATTGGCCTTGCCGCCCACCCTTCTAGCACCGCTCCAGCCATGAGTAGCATATAACAAGTACACCAGGGGCTTGCCATTGTGTGAACCAGTGCTCTTTTTCCGCTGGCCCAGCCGTATCTTCACCAGCGCACCTTCGTTACTGTAGGCGTCAGGTATCCCCAACTGGGCGCAGATGTGTTCACCAAGAGAAAGGCCGCTTTCCTTGTGTGTCCTGGCCTCGTGGTTTCCATCATTCCACGCTAAAATTTTATTTTTTTCTGCCAAGGGCTTGAATAACTTGACCGCCATCTCAACCTGTTGCCGGGGGTTCAGGGCGGCTTCGTAGGTGTCGCCTATGCTGTTACGTGTGGCGTTGTCACAGACATCACCGTTAACGATGCAGAAAGCATTGTCCCTCTCCAGTATCCAGTCACGGTAGCCGGTGAATTTATCGAGGTTGAACCGGGGATCTCCTATGTGGAGGTCAGACAAGCCGATGATGTAGGCGCAGTCTAGATCAGATGGTAAGTCTCGGCTGATCCACCGCATCAGATACCCCCTTATCAAAGCAAAAATACTCCTGTTGTAATCTTTTAGCAGCTATCTCGCAGTATTTCTCCTCGATCTCAATGCCAATGGCCATGCGGCCCAATTGCTTTGCGGCCACCAGCGTCGTGCCAGAGCCCATGAAGGGGTCAAGAATTGTTCCATCTGGCGGGCATCGACTCACCAGATCGCACACAACAGACAGTGGCTTGACTGTTGGATGCCCTTCCACGCCCTCACATCCCACACGGCGTACGATATAGCAATCATGTTTGTATGGTCTGCGCTCTGTTAGGTTGAGTCCAGAACCCTTTGAGAACCAAAGGATCGCCTCTGATTTCAGTAACCAGCCTGCTAGTGGATATGTGCAATCGGCGGGTTTGTACATCCACAGAAGACGCTTTAGGGGTTGCTTTAAAGCATTAGCCACATTTACGACTTCGCCTGTGGAAGTGAAAACAAACATGCTTCCTGTCTCTACAAGTAGACCCCACGCTTGTTTCAAGGCAGGCCCAACACTTTCAAGATAGTTCTTGCAATCAGTCTCAAAACGGTTCATCCCATACGGCGGATCCGTCAACACCATATCCACCGGACCAAGGTGAGGCATAACCTCCCGGCAGTCCCCATGGTAAATGACTATTCCGCCCTGCTCATAGTAGGGAGTCATCCAAGCCCCCCTTTCAGCACCTTAAACCCCAGCCTCCGAATGACCGCCCTGTCGTGTGTCACCTGGTAAAGACAGTCCAGCAGGATGTCGGCAATGTCGTCCTTCTCGCCCTCGGCAACATAGAAGGCATACCCTGCTTCGTCCGCCTCGATCACGAGGAGGGGGTCATCAAATATCGTGTGGCCGTTTTCTATGTACATGAAAACACCCCCGTTGGGGGTTGGTTTGTGGTAATCTATTTACATTCCGGGACTAGCCAACTTTGCTCACACCCTTATTGCGCCACACCCCACCACGTTTTTCAACTCTAGAGGTTCTCTTGGTATCCATCAATTTCAGCCAACGCCACTCTTCCGTTGGATATTGGGATTCTGTATACCAAATACCCTTCCTTAGAAATCCCCCACATTCGGGACACTCAAGATAGTCTTGCATAAGGAGGCTGGATGGACCGTTTTTTCGCTGGAGTCTCACCACTTGCGGTATGCCTGCGTTCAAGCAGTCGGGGCAAAGCAAGCACATCCCCCCAATAAAGTACCGCCTCAGGTTTTGAGGCGGCTTCCATTAAAGTTCTCTTTTCCCCATCATATTAAGCATAGCACATAATGTCAAGTTTTGGTTCACTTTTGGTTCACTTTTGGTTCACCCAGCCTAATCTGATGGCGATCTTTGCAATAATGATACGTTTCAACCGCCAACAGTTAGCTTTGGGCATGCCCAAGGTGCTAGCTACAGCATGATCAGACAACTCCTGGTCATACTTCAACCGCACCAGTTCCCTCTCAAGCGGCGAGAGGGCCTTCAGCCCCCTCTCGACCCGCGCCTTGTCGTTCTTCTTTCTCTCCAGGAGTTTCGCCACCCTCACTGCCGTCGGCCCCTCTGCCCGTATCAGTGCCCACCGTTCCGTCGGTGACGTATTATGGGGAGTCCTGCCTTCCCAGTCTCCCACAACGGCGATTGACGCACCAGGCGATGGCATGAGTTCATCCAGCTCGGCCTCAAGAGACGCTATGGCATCTGCCAGAGTCTTGTAGTTATAAAGCAAAGCCTCGACCCTGCGGTACACTTCGGGCCTTATGTCCGGCCCCCGGGCTGGTTCGGGCATAGACCCACCTCCTTTTTGACCCATCCTTTGTCAACGAACCACTTACACCCTCTTGCCCACAATGCCGCCTTAGCATCATCATAAAACCTGCACACTGGCCCACATACGCACCTATCACACTCATGTAATCCATGGCAGCCTGCATTTATGTCCCATACTATCTCATCAGGTCCGCGACCCAGAGCACTCATCCTCTATCTCCTCCTTCCAGTTCTTCCCCGTCAGGGCGTTGTATGCGGCCAAGGCTGGCATTCGAAAATGGTCACTCTGCGGGATCCCCCTCGCATTCGTGCTGGCATTCCATACACATGTACAATCGCCGCTCGTCAGCAGCCTTCGTTACATCCACCATCTTCCCGCCGCACCTGATACATGTGTTGATTTTATGCGTTCGACGATCCGAAATCGCCTGCAGTCTCATCTCATAATCTGCTTCCCTGGCCAAGATGCCGAAGAGATTTTTCCGCTCCGCCGCGATCCTCCTAACGGTGTAATCCAGATCCAATTTTTCCGCAGCCCGCATGAACTCTATGAGCTCTTCCATGTCCTCAGGAAAATAGATATTTTCTGTCACTGTTTTCACTCCCTCGGCATAAGCTTTTTGAATTCCTCCAGGGGAACAGTCACCAACCATTCACCCCTATCCTGCCGGTGCGCGACTCCCATGGCACCCTGCTGCCGAGCTTCCTCCAGCCATTTCTGCAACGTGATAATACCACGCTTAATCCGCTTAACTGAGAGATATCTCCCATTCGGTGAGACCAGATCCGGTAGCACTCCCGCACCCGAACTCGGCACTCGCTTCCACCCAAGGAGGGCGGCCAGCTCTCTTTCACCACGGTCCCCTTTTTGACGGGGGGATTTGCCGCCGGTCATGACTCACTACGCGCCCTCTTGAGCGCCGCCCGCAGCTTCCGTTTGGCCGCTTGACGTATGCCAGCGCAATACGGGTCCATATCGCCCGGTTTTAGATCGTCCAGGCCATCCGTCAGCGCAAACAGTGCCGCATTACACGCCTCCATCAAGTCCTCCGCCGCCGCTATTAGATATCCCCTCTCCGCAATCTCCTCCGCCGACCTGCCGAACGGTTCCGCGCACCGCACTTCACAGCCGCCATTATCTACGGTGATGACGCGGTTTATGTCGGGGCGGTAGGTCCAGGTCATATGACTCTCTCCTCCCACACGACATAGAATATGGCTACGCCCAACAGCGTCAAACGCCAACGCCGTCCCTCCACCTCTCACAGCCCTCACACCCGCGCCGTGGAGCTCCTTGAAAATCGCCCGCGCTCATTCGTCAGTGCGCTCTCCGCCGTTCTCACTCCTCCCACCTCCCGGCGGCCTTGAGGATGGCTTTGGCGAGGGCTTCATCAATGTTGCCGTTGGCACAAAAGCAAGCCCTGTGGTTGTCTCGCCACATAGAAACCTCAACAAAATAGGTTCCATCATCACGCTCTATTGTGAGGAGCCAGTCCTGCTCGTCGATGATCCCAATCAGCTCCTCCAGCGTAGGCTCCCAGGTGCCGTCACCGACGGCGGGAAGGGTGAGAACGGCAGTAGTGTCTTGTTGAGTATCACACTTGCGGCAGTAAAACCCGATAAAACGACGACCCTCACGTCCATCCATACAAACGGATTCCGTTTTTGGCTCCCAATCATGTCTGCATTCGCCCGCCAGCTCAGCGAGGGCGTCAATCTGTTCACGAGTCAGGTTCATCCTTGGTTTCCTCCTCCTCCTTCATAACTTCTTTCCACCCGAAAGCACCATCAGCTTCTCTTTGCCAGTGCGATCAAGTCCAGATTCTTGGTGTAAATTCTCCTGGTAGACGGAAAAGCGCAAGCTTGCGGACATTAGTCCTGAACTGGTTCACCTCGCTTGAGATGCAGCGGTTTCCCCTGACCGGAAATCCGGGTTTGGGCCGCCCTGCGGTCGCTAGGCCCTGCCGCACTGCGTAAACATGTTGATTATCCCTGCTCGGGCGTTCAGCATGAGCCGCCCAGTGTCGCAAGGCCAGGCCCTCAAGAGGGGCGCCCTTTTTCATACCGGGAGCCCCTTGGGCCAGCATCCTGTCCACGGCAGTCCCGTGCACTGTGATATGGGGAGACTGCTTTCGAAAGCCGTGGCTATTGCTGAGAGTGGCTAATCCAGCGCACGAAGGGCATTCCCAGCGCCCCTCGTTTAGGGCTTCTTGACACCTGGTGTCAAGTCTTCAAGTTTTGCCAAACCGGCGGGTCTGTTACTTTCCCGTCAGGCTGCCTGTGAGATACCTTGGTCGTGCCCGGCGACCACGCCTAGAGAGTTCTTCCACTCCAGGTAATCGCTCATGTCAAAGTACCGGTGGCCTGTAGACCAACTCTCATCGATCTCCATGAGTACGGCTCCAAGGAGTCTTAGAGCGGAGTCTTCGTTGGGGAATATGCGTATCACCCGTTCCCTCCGGCGAACCTCCTGGTTAAGCCGCTCGACGCCGTTCGTGGTCCTCAGGCGCTTGCGGTATCTCTCGGGAAGCGCCATGACCGCCATGGCATCTTCAAAGCCATCCTCAAGGCACTTGACGGCCTTGGGAGCCCGTTCGGAATATTCCTGGAGCACCTCCTCAAGGAGCCGGCGGGCCGTGACCATATCTGGTGCCTCGAAGATTAGCCGTAACCTCCCATGGAGCTCTCCCTGGAGCGCCCTGGGGCAGGCATCAAGGATGTTACGGGTAAAGTGTGTCTGGCAGCGCTGCCACGTAGCCCCCTGAAAACAGGTCTCAACGGCTTTTACCAACCCCCTGTGGTCGTCCGATACTACCAGGTCCACCCCCCGTAATCCCCGGGTCTTAAGGCTCTCAAAGAACTCAACCCAACTGGCCTCCGTCTCGCTGTCTCCCAGGGCTAGCCCCAATATCTCCCGGTAGCCCTCCCGGCTGATGCCGGTGGCTATGAGAACGCTCGATAGCCTCACACGGCCGTCCTTTCGCACCCGGATTACCATGGCATCCACCAACACAAACGGGTACTCACCAAGCTCCCGGTTCTTCCATTGCCCCACAACCTCGTCTAGCCCCTTGCATAACTCCGAGACGGTCGAATGGGAGAACTCCGTGCCACACAGTTCCTGCACCACTGCCCTTACCTTTCGCGTCGATACCCCGTTTACTACCATCTCTACCATGGCCAAAAGCAACGCCTGCTCGCTCCTTTGATACCTCCGGAACAGGTCCGTCGAAAAATGCCCGCTGCGAACCCGAGGCACCTCAAGGTTCAACTCTCCTACCCGCGTCTTTAGTTGCCTCTCCCGATACCCGTTCCGGTAACCCTCACGCTCTGGTGTCCTCTCGTAACGCCCCGCCTTTAGATGCTCAGCGGCCTGGGCATCCAAGACCTGATTTATCACCTGCTCCACCAAAACTGCCAACCCGTTATCACGGGTGAATAACTGCTGCACTACCGCCTCGTCTATGGTAATCTTGTACTGGGCCATCCTCTTATCCCTCCTGGTTGATATAGGTTTTGTCACCTTTCCATCTACCAGGGAGAGGGTGGCCTTTCCTCCTTCACCTCCCTCTCTAGGCCTTTACCTCTGCCTACCCTTTTTACACCATTCTACCGGACACTACTGCCAGTGCCACACGCAACCTTAACGAATCTCATCAAAATACATGCAATCCTCGTCCTCAACTTCAACAGCAATTTCTTTATTCGGTTCAAGGGTGTATTCGTTTTCGCCACAGCAGAATTCGATCGTGTGCGCTCTGCCTTCGCCGCCTCCACCACGGCCTGCTCTGCTTCCCAGCGTGCAATGTTGATCGTGGCCTCCCCACCGGAGAGGGCTTGCTGCACATCTGCCAGCGCGTCATTATACCCCTGCTCGTGTGCCGCGCACTTGTCATCGGGGATGTCCTCGTCAAGTTTGCCAGGATAGCCAAGCCAAGATATGCCCTCCCTTATCCTCCGCACCTGCTCCCTCAGCCTCCCACATTCCGGGCACCCTGGGACGGGAGTGGAGAGGGCTTCCTTTTCAGAGGCCTCCCCACCGGAGAGGGCCATGTTCCGCTGAGCTTGTCGGCAAAGGCTATCTATTCGTGCCTTCGCTTCCACGACCTCACGCGGATCTGCCTTGTCATCCAGAAGTAGTACGGTTTCTCGTACCAGGTCTATGACATCCCACAGCTCCCGCAAACGCTCGTTTTCCTTTAGAAGCTCTTCCACGCGCTCATTCACGGCGCGAATCTCCTGTTCGAGGAACTGTTTGTAGCTCGATGCGGGTTTCTCAACCATCCGAACCGCCTCCATTCTTTATCTTCCTCCAGCAGAAGTACCAGTCACCCCACAAGCTGCAACACCTGAAGCCTATATGAGTCATGAACTTGATCGACCTCCGGTCGGCAAATTTGCTTATACCGCACCACCAGAAGGGATTCAGGCGGCGGAGTTTCATCTCGCACTGCTTCCCTTGAGGACTGCTCTCGCCTCTTCAATGTTTCCCCTGCTGACTGTGCAGCGGCCCGGACTGTAGGCACCTCGGACACTTTTGACGATGCCTTCCAGCAGCCTCCGCAGCCGCTTCACTTCCACCTTCAGTGCTTCATTTTCTGTTTTTATCTCATCAGCATAGATACACATCGCGGCAGCATCTAGGGCATCATCGAGGCGTTCAGTTTCGACCCTAATAGTATTGTCGCGTAACTGTTGTACCTGGGCACGCAGCCTCTCCACCTCAGCCCTCAGTTTCTCGTTTTCCGCCCGCAGGTCACGGGCTTCGAGGTCGTTGTCACTCGGCCAGTTCATCCGAATCGCCTCCTTTGAGGGCGTCTTCCAATGTTTGCTGGACGGCCTCGCAGCACTCATCCAGGCACCATGATAGAGCCTCGGACAATGCCTTCCGCAGCCTCTCCACCTCGTCCAGCAGAACAGGCACAACCTCCATAGCCCGGATAGCCAGCTTGTTTCTCGCAGCATCACGCTCAAATACACATGCTGAACAGTCGCTGGGCGGGTAACCAGGATCTCCATAGTCGTGTGCAGCACAATAATCCAACAGCTCGCCCCGCTCGGGCGCGTTGGCCTCCTCGCACAGCCTCCTCAGCCCCTCCAGATCCAGGGGCCCCTGCCGTCCAGCGCACGACAGATTACCCGGCATGGTCAATCCCTCCTTGCATGTCGCTTGACAGATGACCTCCACGATAAGGTGCAAGAGAAATATGGCTCGGCAATCTCATCACGTAACAGCCCCACAACCTCCTCCACGTGTCGCAGGATGACGGACGCCATCCACTGGATGTCGTCGTCGTAGACGCGGCACTCAGCGAGGCCCCGCTCGATGGCGTGTAACAGGCCCTTGTCGGTCATTTGTCTCCCTCCTTCCACCTCTCGCAGCCCTCACACGCCTGATCTCCCCAATCGGCAACAAGTGAGCAGTTATACAACTCAGAAAAATACTGGCATGTAGGACGATAGCCTAGTTCCATCAATAAGCGCCGTTTTCTCTCCGCAAGCCGCGCCCGGACTTTCATAGCGCCAGAGCCATGAGACATCCTAAGTGCGTGAAGGCGGTCATCAATAGACCGAATTTCATCCCACAGAATCTCGTTCACGATACCCACCTCCTCCCGGCCATCGTCCCGCCGTTATGCGTGGCAATGCCCTCAAGTATCTGGGCCACAGAATATCCGTAACTGTGACCCACTGCTATTAGCCGTAAATAATGGCGCATATCGTCCCACCTGTCAGGCGGCAGCGCTTCTGTGAACGGGACCGCATAAGGCAGATGTGGGGTCGGATTAAATGGCAACCCCCTGCGCCGCCGCCACTCACCCACTGTCCTGATGTTGATGCCTTCCAATTCCGCGATCTCTCTATCGGTTAGTCCATGTCTATATAGGGCCATCCTGTGAGCATCTTGGTCGGGAGTCAGCATCGGTTCTACACCCCCCGCCATGAACGACCTTCGATAACCACAAGGTCACACATTTCGAGTAGCCTGCCTACAACCTCTCCCCCGAAAACCTCTCTCATCTCCGCCTCGTTCATGCGCGTGGTAACGACCATAGGCATATCTGCCTCGTACCTGGTATTCACCAGCGAAAATACGTCTCGCTTGGCTTCTCCCCTAAAGCCCTTAAGAGCTAGTTCCGTAAAATCGTCGAGAACCAGAAATCGGTGTTTCGCTAGCGAGTACAAAGACCCATCGTGCTGGGGCATTGAAACCCAGCGGAAGGACCACTCGCCGTTTAGGACCACCCTACGTAAAACGGATGCTGCCAAGTGGGTTTTACCAACTCCTGTTCCGCCGGAAAACAGTAACCCACGCATTTCCTTGCCTGGCCGATAGTTGACTGCGTATGCAAATGCTGCTTCGTAGGCTTCGCGGTTGTATTCATTCTGCCTGAACGTCTCGAAACGGCGGGCCGCGAACCTCTTCCCTAGCTGCCCATCCAGGATTGCCATGAATTGGTGGGGGCAAGGCTTTGCTCGGAAAACGTCGTATGGCATTCCGGCATCCCCCTCGTCATCGGACTTCCTGACCATGTAGCCCCTGGGTCCCATCTCTAGATCACACTGGTCAAGTCCAGTACACGTGGGGCAAATGTTTTGAGTTCTGTTGACCATCTTGAGATTTAGCCAGTTTACTTCTTGTTCATGGCGGTCTTTCGTTTGAACTTCCACCCTCTAATCCCTCCCGCCGGCGACGCGCTTCCTCCTGTTGCTTCTTGGCCTCAAGCCAGGACGCGGCAACGTCGTTGTCTCTGCGCCTGCCGTTCTTGTTGTCGTACTTACCCTCAAGCACTCTAACCATGTTGGCCTCCTTGATGAGCCAGTCGAAGTCGCAGCCTTGCCACTTGCCGTTTCTGCCGCTCAAGAATTCGCTGGCCTCCGCCTTCTCGAAAAGCATTCGGAATCGTTCAATGCTTGGGTGTTTCCGCCAGTGGGCCTTCAAGGTGCGGCGGCGCGAATCAGTGATCTCCTTGACGCTGGGGAGGGAGGTACAGATCGTATTGTACAGGGAGACGATCTCGCCATGCGGCGTCCGTGACGCCGCATCTGGCTCGTTAGAGACTGGATCTTTTTCTTTCTTATGATCTACTCTTCTCTGATCTTCTCTCTTCTTATCTTCTCTTATAGCCATTGGGGTTGCCATTGGGGTTGCTATAGCCTCCCCATTGCCCTCCCCATTAGCCTTGCCATCCTGTTCACCCCACCTGGCATCGGCTCCGCGTTTTCCGGCCTCAGATAGGAGCCGCTTGCGCTCGTCCCACGTCCCCATTCGCCGGCACAGGCTGTCAGACCATATATACTCGCCGTCGGTTTGCAGGAGCCCACTCTCCCCGTCCTTGAATTCCTCAATGCAATCTTTTAGGAACGCGCTCAGGTAGTCCGTTTCTACCCCTAATTCCATGGCCAGGGCCTGGCATTGCCACGGTCTACCTATGGCCATCCTATAGCCCGGGCTCTCGCGCAGGATTTCCACAATTGCCCACCAAAGGCCGTAGCCTGCCCAACCGTACTTTGCCCGAAGCCCCATTATCTTTGAATCTCGTCGTGCGTTTGCATCGTGCCGGAACCAGAAAGCATCCTTAGCCATATTGCACCCCTCTAGCCGAATATCATGCACCCTACTGCCAGTCCCAGCCCCCAGCCTGCAAGGAACGCCCAGCGCCATAGGATGCTGCGGGATTCGTCAGGTGGCTGAAGCATGCTCGTCACCTCTGGGCCTCTCCCGCATGCCCTCCGACAAGGACAGCAATCTGCGCCAGGAACTCCTCCCGCCTGCGGGCAGCCTCGGTCCACTGCTGGACTGTCAGTTCGGCGCATGATTCCACACCGAAGTGCTCCCGTATGAGGCTAGCGACAAAGTCCTTCACCTCAGCCGGATCGTGCCCGTGCTTTTTCGCCCATTCATCGACAGCCGCGAAGAGGGCTTTCTGGGCCCCGGAACCGTTGCTGGCCTTCTTGTTGCGTGTGCCGCCGCTCTGGGGGTTATCATGCTGACTGCCCACAGCTCGCCGATCCTGACGGGGACTGCTATCGCCATCCTCTACCATGTCCTCTAGGTCCTGCGTGAATATCTGTGAAAGACTAGCCACGGTCAACGTGGCATCCACCTGCGCCCGCTTCTTGGCCATCTTGAGAACTGTGTTGACCAGCGTGAATGTGTCTAGGTTCTCCACTAGGTACTCCTTGTAGGTGCCGTATTGGCCCTCGCGCTCACGAGTCTGGAGAGTGTTCTTGTCCACGCCTTCGGGCAGCTTGCGCTCTGTGACCCAACGATTGGCATATCTGGCCTCCTTGGTGTTCGCGTGCCCAAGGCCCTCTGTCACGAGAAGGCCCCCCTTGGACAGGCGGCACTTAACAGTGAACGCAAAGAATCCCTTCTCGTAGTCCTGGACCCTTTCGGCGACCTCGTATTCGGAGGTAAGCCCCATGAGCATAAGGATTTTCTCGGCACCAGGTTTCAACAACGTGGGCTTGTTGCCCGTGCCAGGGATGACGCCGTAGTCGTGACCCTCCTTGAGAGTCTGTTGCACAATAGCCTGGAATCTGCGGATCTTGTCCATCGTTGACTGAACATGCGCGAGATCTACTCCGTCTATCACCGATATCGGGCGTGGAATAAGGCTGGATTCCTGCAATGCCACTTACGCCGCCCCCTTTCTGTCGATATCGTAGATTGTCTTGCACGCAAGGAACACCGCCCAACCTGGTTCAAAGTCCGTGTACATCCGCTGTTCGAACTCCTCCGTCTCTTTCCTCGGGATGTTCAGGATGATCGCCCTGTGCACCGGGTATCCATTCTCAACCAGGAGTTGACGGTACGCTGAAAGCTGGTAGTAATACTCCTTGTAAATGCCTGAGCCTGTCTTCAGATCCACCAGCGTATAAAGTCCATCCAGGATGCCGTAGATATCACAGGTACCTCCGAAGCCGTATGTTTCGCTCACCAGCGATTGTTCGCCCAGGAGTACCTGGATGTCATGGCCTCTCTGCCATTCGTAGAAGGACAAGAGTGAGTTTTCTGCCCGATCTATCTCCTCCGGCGAGAACCCCTCCAGGTCAGGCTTCTCGCCAGTGAGGGAGCACTGGGCCATGAGATGGGCCAAGGTGCCTATATTGGCCGCCTTGTCACGGTACTTCTTGTAGTCAATACCCTCCATGCCGAGCTTCCACGCCCAATGGATAAGGGCGGGCTTTGCCAGAACGCCCAGCACTGTCGTGACGCCGGGCACCTTCGTGCCGTCCTTGAGTTTGTACTGGGTATGGGCCTTCACGCCGCGGAATTTTTCGGTGGTCATTTAGTCATCCTTCCCTCCCGAGCCGGACTGTGGTATAATAGCCGCTCGGAGCGCTCAGGCGCTCTTTTTCTCTGCCTCCATCCTCGTGAGCACCCGCCGAAGCGCCCGGGCCATGAATTCAGCCTCGCTGGCCGTTCCTTCACTTCTGCCCCGCAGGTACTCGCACGTTTCAATCTCCGCTTCCTCCCTACACCTGCGCGCCCGTTCCTCGGCGCACTGGGCGAGGATCTTGATTTCCTGGTGGATCGTCAGAGTCACCACAGCCAGATCACCACCATTGCCGCTATCCCCACTACCGCCAGCACCATCGCTCCGTGCCTGGTGTCCCTTGCGTACCGAACCATCCAATCCATCATGCATCGCACCCCCCGAAATACCCCCTGAGCTGTAACGCCCAGAGGCTCACATTGCGCCGCGTCATGCGCGGCACGAACATCCGCCACGATTTGCCGCATCTCCGGCAATGATAGGCGCAGCAGCCGCCCGTATGCCTTCCGGTGTAATGGGCCACTAACTCGATATACTGGCCGAACAAGGACGCCCCGCAGCCCGGGCAGCGATTCGACGGCATATGTATCACGCGCTCCGGGTCTTCCGATGCCTCCTCCCAGAGGGCATCTCCGAGAACCCTTCTAAGATCCTTTACCTTGCCGGAATACGCCATTATGAGCCTCTTGCCCATTCAACTTGCCTCCTTCATCTCCGGCTTAACGTATCCACGGTCGTAACATTTCTGATTATGCGCTCGGATGGCCGCAGGCACGTCAACATAGCGCGATGCCGCCAATTTCAAGACCTCGATGACGTGTTCTACGTCTAGGAGTTCCTGGAACGCCCGCTCGAAGAGGGCCCTCTGTCCCGCCGTCAATTGGTCCCCGTTCTGGCGGTTCAATACCGCACTGATTAAATCGTCCAGCAACCTATTGACTTCGCCCATCTCGTCCCGGTACTTGGCCAAGATTGCCACCGGGGAGATATCAACGGCGTTGAGGAGCTCATAGCAGTATCTCTCGCCGATGGCGCAGCTACGTCGACAGTAGTAAGTAGTTATCTCGGGCGCACTATAGAGATCTGAGGCGCGTAGCACCGTTGAGGCATCAATCTCTTGGGTCCCAGTCTCTAGTCTCCGAAGGTGCCTTTCTGAGAACCCCAAGGCGAGGGCTGCTTGCATGAGGGACAACCCGGCGTTTAGCCTGGCCTTGCGCAGCATGTCGTTAACCTTCATATGTCCACCTCCTTCCTATATCCGGCCTCCGCCTGTCCGCCCATGGCATATGACCAGGCCACTGGTCGGTGTTATGATGGTTTCAAACCGATGAGAGTCCTTGGTGGGCTCCGCCTGATCCCCTGGAACGAAGCGTCGAACGGGTGCTCAGGAGGTCCCTCTCCTGCAATCCAAGCATCGAGGGCGGCGCGTGAAAATCGGTAGATCCGACCTACCTTCCGGTGGGGAATGCGGTTCACCTGGCATAGGCCCCGGATGGTCTTCACGTCGACCTGGAGGTACTTGGCCGCCTGTTCGGTTGTGAGGATGTCTGGGTATTGCATGGGACGAGCCTCCGTTCTAATTTCGTCGCTAAGGCCCCCAGAATGCCCTAGGAGCCGTTTTCCGGGGCGGGTGAATACTTTATATAACCCTTGACCCGGGGCAAACTTAGCCTCAGGGAGAACACTAGGCAGATTCTCGGGCGATTGCCGAATTGGAATGTATGAAAAGCTCCTCAATCTCGGCGATACCCAGGAGATCTGCAATAATGGGCAAATGCTGGGCCTTTAACTGACACCTGCCACTTTCCAGATAGTGATAGCCCAGCGGGGTTTTATAGCCTAACGCTTTTGCCATTTGCCCTTGTGTTATGCCTTTTTGGATCCGAAGGACCCGCATTTTTTCTAGATCGACCTGTAGCATCGAATAGTCTCCTTCCTATACCATTTCGGTATAGCCTAACCCTAGTATAGTGTGCCAGTATGGTAAAGTCAAGGGGGGAATTTCCGATTTGGCAAACTTTCTTGGAGTCGGGTCTTCGGAATGCTACAATCAAGTTACCGTGACGGTAATGAGTGATGAAAAAATGCTGGGAAAAAGATTGAAGAAAGCCCGCGAAGCAAAAGGCTTGAGCCAAGTAGGCCTGGCCAAGGCGTTAAGCGTGACAAGCGCCACAATTAACCGATATGAACAAGGCATCAGACAACCCGATCCAGGCACGTTACATGCTTTGGCCGATGAGTTGGAAGTCAGCGTGGATTGGCTTCTTGGCCGCACTGATGACCCCAAAGGCCATTGCGCCCAAGTTACAACCATTGCCGCGCATCGCGCCGATGATCCCTTGGCGGAACTCCCCGAAGAAGCGCGCAGGTCCGTCGAAGACTTTATCGAGTATGCGAAGCGGAAGTATGGGAAGAAGGAGGAGAAATGAGGAGGAAGTGACGTGCTGGACAAGATGTATTCCCTTGCGGAGCGGGAGGGCGTAGCGATAGAGGTGTGGCCGCTCGAATTCCCTGTACTCGGACTGTATTATTCAGATCCCTCGCTGGACAGGCCTGTCATCGCCATATCGCAACATATCATCAACCAATCTTACATCCTACGATCCGTCCTGGCAGAAGAGCTCGGGCACCATTTCACCTCAGCCGGGGTTTGTTTTACCCCGACGTGTTATCCCTGTTATCATCACCGGTTCAAGGTGACGCGAGCAGAGGAACGGGCCATGCGCTGGGCTGCGCTCTATCTAATGCCTGGCAGGATGCTGGCGGAGGCCTTGAGCTCCGGTATCACCGAGGCTCACGATTTGGCAGAGCATTTCGAGGTCACAGAAGGACTCGCACGGTTCAGGCTGGAGCTCAGCAGGAAAACGGGGGAAATTCTGTGGGGTTCAAGAGAAATTGCTTAAGGAGGCAATAGCATGCTTACAAAGATTTTTGGGGTAGTCGTTTTGAGTCTGTTAGTGGTCTTTGCATTTCTAGGCTGCGGAACAACGACTCCAGAAAAAGTAGACGAAAAAGTAACGGCAGAAAAGGCAGAAGAGGCCGCCGAAACCGAGACTTCGGCTGCTGCTGTATTTGCCATCGGTGATACGGTCAAAATGGGCGACTTAGCGATTACATTAAACTCCGTCCGGTGGGATGAAGGAACGGAAATGATACAACCTATTGAGGGGGAAAAATGGTTAGTCTTTGATGTTACTCTAGAGAATGCTGGAGATGAACCAGAGATGATAAGTAGCATGCTCATGTTTGCGCTTTATGACAAGGAAGGATACAAAAAGGGATATCAACTTATGGCAAACACAAAGGGTAGCCTAGATGCTGAATTAGGACCGGGAAGAAAACTGAGAGGCGAAATTGCATTTGTTGTTGAAGAGGGAGAGGATGCCTGGGATTTCATCTTCGAGCCAAATATACTAGGCTTTGGACAGGCGATCTATTCAATAGGCCTCGGAGAGGTACAAGAATAGAGGTACAAGAATAGTAGGAGGGGACCAATGCGCGGCCACATCCGAAAACGCGGGAAGAATTCCTGGTCTTTGGTCGTGGAGCTAGGCCGCGATCCGCTGACGGGCACGCGCCGCCAGAAGTGGATTACCGTGCGCGGCACTCGGAAGCAGGCCGAGGCCCGGCTCTCTGAGGTCATATCGTCCTTGGAGAGGGGCGCGTACGTAGAACCCACGAGGGACACCATAGCCGAGTACCTGGCAAAATGGCTTGAGGTCTATGCCGTCCCCAACGTTTCCGAGAACACCCTTAATGGCTATACTATCAATGTCCGGAAGCATATCATTCCGTACATCGGGCGCATCCCTCTGAAGGATCTTCGCCCGGCCCACGTCCAGGAGCTCTACTCGGGGCTCCTTGCATCGGGCCTTTCCCCGAAATCGGTCCGGTACGTTCACACCACCCTCCACGAAGCACTGAAGCACGCCGTCCGCTGGGAGCTCATCCCCCGTAACGTGACGGAGGCTGTGACGCCGCCAAGGGTGCCGAGGCACGAGATCACGGTACTCGAACCCCGGCAGGTGACGGCGATCCTGAAAGCGCTCCAGGATACCCGGCTCTACATGCCGGTGCTCCTGGCCGTTTCCACCGGCATGAGGCGCGGGGAGATATTCGGCCTGCGCTGGCCTGACGTAAATTTCGAGCGAGGGCTTATACATATTGCCCGTTCCATGTTGCGGGTAGAAAACGGTGCGCCGGTGTGGGGCACTACCAAGACTGAGGGCAGCCGGCGCAGCATCAGCCTCCCGGCCATGACAATCCGAGCCTTGCGCGAGCACGAGAGGGCCCAGGACGTGTTCAAGCGTGTTCACGGGTCCGCTTACCGTAACCATGGCTTGGTCGTGTGCCTCGAGGATGGCCGTGCCTGGGATCTTTCTAACTTCGCGTCCGCCTTCCGCCGGGCCATGGATGGCCTGGGCTTCAAAGGCATCCGCTTCCATGACCTCCGGCACACTCACGCCACGATGCTTCTTAAGGAGGGCGTCCACCCGAAAATCGTTTCTGAGCGTCTAGGACATGCCACGGTCCAGATGACCCTCAATACCTACTCCCACGTGCTCCCAGAGATGCAGAAGGAGGCCGCCTCTAGAATAGACGACCTCCTAAATCCGAAGGATGGTTAGCAATCCGTTAGCAATTCCCGCTTTCCAGCCGTTCCCCGCTTGCTAACCCCCTGATAAACTGGCTCCTCGTGTAGGACTCGAACCTACAACCCCTCGGTTAACAGCCGGTGTAGGGAGGCTGATGGGAAATATGTATTTTACCGATAGAGTGCTAGATGATACATTGAGATGACTCTCGCACCGTTTGAGACCATGTAGGGCGTTAGCAATTTGGTTAGCAAATAGAGCCCTAGTATCTACCACTTCTCCGCCTAGAATTCCTCATCATCCCCATTTATCATTCTGCACTGAGCGCGAAAATCCTGCCAAAAGAAAACCCCCTGATGGGGGGCTGAAGGGCTTCCGCTACTCCCATGCCTCGCTGAATTCCCTGTCTGCAAACAGCTCCGCCAAGCCAGTGATCTGCTTCAATCTCAGAACCTCATCAGGCTCCATACCGAGCTCCTTCGCAATTTTCTTGTCACTCCAGTTCCGCCGCGAGAGTTCCAGCACGATATTGGACATGCCCATAACAACGTGCTTCCCACGCGCCCTGTTGTGCCGGATGGTGGCCGCTATCCTATCGGCCCGCTCCCTATCCAGAAGGGTAATGGGCAGATAGCCTTTCACTCGCTCCCGTATCTCGCGGCACTCTTTCCCCACGCGGTTACGGTGGAACCCATCCACCACCTCAATCCATTCACCCTCATCGTAACCCACGATAGGCTGGGTGTACCCGTCCTGTCTGATGGAGTGCTCCAGTAACCGCATTTCAGGTGGAGCCACGACATTGGGGTTATAATCGTTCGCCTCCACCCTATCGGCTGGTACCCATAGCACGCAGTCCACGGGCTCGTCCTTGAAGGGGCTAACCTCATGAAGCCGCCGTCGTATCGCATTCAGGGCGGCCACCCCCTGGCCCATGGGCATCCGCTTGATCTCCTTGACAATGGCCTCAACAAAGTCCATTATATTCCCCATCGCGCCCGGCGCTTCTTCATCATTTTCAGGTACTTCTCGTAGGCCTCGCTTTTCGTCTGGCTGAAAGAGAGTCCCTTGCACCAATAATCGTTTCTGAGCAGTGCCTTGCAGATCCTTCGCCACGACGGCACCTCCTTAGCCGCTTCCTTCTGTATGTCGTCACAATCTGGGATACCGTTTGGGTATCCTCTGTCCATCCACCACTTCACGAATACCGCAATCTTGTTCTCAAAGTGCTCTCGCGTCCTGGCTGGCATGCTCTCTAGGAGCAGTCGGGCAAAGGACTCCCACGTGTGCCCGTCTGGTTTAGTGATCTTGAGGCGTCCCAGGATGTTGCCAGATTCCAGGGCATATAGCGCGCCTTGGTTTGCCCCGTTGACACGGGCAACAATCCTTCCCCAAGTCTCGGGTTCTATGACATGAAACAGCCATAGTCCCTTCCGCTGATCATCGCCATACGGCTGGCAGATCCTCATCTGGTGGATAGTTAGCCCCGCCTGGTGCATACGGTCATAGAGGACATTGTAGGGCTTGCCGAACCTGGCATTGTAGACCCATATATCTTCGGTCTTCCAATCATAAATAGGATAAACATTGTAACAGCCCTCACCAGTCCAAGTAGTGAAAACCTTATCATCAAACCGCGCCTTGTTCCCCACAATTGTACGATACCTGTTAAGAGACTCATCAGTGCGGATGCCAACAAGGGAGGCACTTAGCTGGCCTTGCCCGTACCACTTGTTGAAGGCAGGAACAAACTCCTCAAACTCCATCGCGTAGCGATAAAACGGGAAATAGGTCTGATCAGTAATCGCAATCTTCGGTGGCTGCCTCACCCACTCCATGCCAGGCTCCCAGCAGATCCACCTAGGCTGATACTGGGAGACGGCGTTGCGGAGGATGATGGGCAGGCAGACCCAGAAAGGCTCTATGTGCTCAGCATAAAGGTTATACATCTCCTGGATATGGTCAATGGTGAGTTTATACTGCCCTTCAAGATCCACAAAGAGGACTGCCACCCTCCGGCCCCGCTTAATTGCTTCATCCATAACCAGGTGGAGCATAACAGTGGAATCTTTACCCCCGCTGAAACTCACGCAGATGCGAGAGAATGTGTCAAATGTCCAGGCTATGCGCTCCCTGGTCGCATCGTAGACGCTGATTCCGAGAAGCCTCTTGCCCATACCTGCACCTCCTGCTCCGCGAGCCTAACAATCTTTCCGTCTATAACCCGGCAGAAATACCTGTCCGTATTTCTCCAGGAAACAGGAGAGCTCACCTCATAAACCGGGCCTTCGTCCAGGATGTAATAGGCGTAAACGCCGCGAGTCCCAACGCTGTTGGCCCGGGAGTAGTCCTTCTTGTAGGGGAGAAATCTGCGCTCATAACCGTACCTGCCGCAAAGCCCTGTGATTTCGGCAACCCAATAGCGATTTGGGAGCCCCTTGCCCCTGTTAATGAGAGGCACAATGGCAAGTATCTCAGGCGGTATCCCCCAATTATCATTAATACACTCAAGTCTAAGTATCGTCTTCACGACTGAAATAACCCATCCAGCAGGTTCTCTTCGAGCGCGGTAAGCGTGTTGTAAGCAGCCTCTACGCCCTCACCAAAGGCCCTATGGTAAATGTAGATTTCCCTATCATTCAGGACGCTTGGGTTTAACTCTGGCATGTAAATAGCATCGGATTCCGCAATGCGCGCCTCCAAAATGCGCTGGCAGGTAGCCCTGTTGTTTTCGATGGACTTCGCGACACTGGGCATCCTGAGATACTGTGCAAACGCCTTCTCCACCAGTTCTCGCTTCTGGACACCCTCCCGGATAGCCTGACCTGACATTCTGGCCCAGAGCTCCCGGTCAATATCTATGTTGATGCGCTTGACGCTCACTCCTTCATCGCCTCCATCACGCGGTTGTAGTGATCCCGGTATTCCTCGTCGGCCTTGATTTCTCCCATAAGGCGCGCTTTGAAGGCCGCCGTCTTTCCCTCCCAGATTGCCTCTTTGATATCCTCCGGGAGGATAACCGCCGCTTGCCGCGCGCCTACCCGGAACATCGCGGCGTCCTTGCCCTTTATCTTGCCGAACTGGGCCTCGTATGCCTGTCCGTTGACTGTCAAGTTCTTGATGACCTTGATGGTGGTTTCCCTTGTCTCCGCTCCGTCCGCTACTGTCTCTTTGTCTGTCTGGGTGGCTACCATCATTTTGACCCTCGCGCCCTTCTCGGTCGTCCAAGTGTACGTTTCCATTTCAACCCCTCCTCCTCTGGGTCTATGATATCATAGATGTCATAGATACACAATACCCTGGAGCAAAAATTTTTCGGATTTCCAAAGAAAATTTTCGCACCCCTACGCAGGCAAAACAAAAACCCTCCCCGAAGGGAGGGTTAGGAGGGGAGGCTGCCCCACCTGGGAGGGGCAGGCAGGGAAAATTGTTATTCTGCTGCGTTTTTTGCTGTGGAATAAAGCCCGGCTGCACTCAAGCCTACGGCTAAGCCTATTATGGCGGCTGTAAACCACTGAGTTTCTGCATAAAACGTGTAACCAAAGCTGATGGCAAGGCCAAATGCTACTGCCAGAAGTCCGCCGAACTTGGACGGGAAACCTATTGCTTTTGCTAGGCTCACAAGTCCTATAATGACTCCAACGGCAGCCACTCCTCCGACAAGCTCCAGATCCATAGAACTCTACCTCCTTGTTTGATTTGGGAAATCCCTGATTGCGTAGGCGATGCCCAGTGCCGCCTTTTCCCGGTACCAGTCCGCTTTCAGCAGTATTTCTTCATCTGGGTTACTGATGAATGCCAGTTCTACCAGGACAGCCGGGGGCACCGCCTCTTTGAGTACCGTTAGATCCGGCCTGAGTTTGATACCCCGATTCTGTCTGGCCGTTGTAACACCGAGATGGTATAAGAGTATATGGGCTAACGCTCCAGAGTCGTACTTCTCGGTGTAGATAAGGGCCTCCATACCCCGTACTTTGGGGTCGTTAAATGAATTTGCATGAATGGAAACAAGTACATCAGCGTAGTCCGCCATCCGCGCCCGTTGAATCTGTGTAGGCCGGTCATTCTGTGACCGGGTGAGTACCACGTCATATCCCAGCCGCTCTAAGTATTGCTTCACGCGGGTTGATACTGCCCAGTTAACCTCGGCCTCGTGGAGACCCGTTGGACCAATGGCCCCAGGGTCTTCCCCACCGTGCCCAGGGTCAAGACAGACTAGGGGCATCGGCTGAATACCTCCAGCACGCGGGAGAGCGGTATGGCGAAGTTGAAACTGTCTGCGCCCGTGACACCCGCGCATGGTACTCCCACAACGTTGCCCAGATAGTCTACCAACATTCCGCCAGAATTGCCTGGGTTAATTGGGGCATCTATTCCAAGCACATGCTGGCCACGCTTCCAATAGTTGATATATCGCTGGGGATTACGCACCACGCCACGGCACAAGTCCCATGGAAACCCAAACGGATTCCCAAGCGCCCACACCGTTTGCCCCTGCTCAGGATCTACGGTGCCCAACGCGGCCTGTGGGCAAGGAAGGCCCGCCCCTGCGTCCGCGTAGAAAGGCTTTTCTACATCCAGCACCGCAAGGTCATACTCGTGGGCCATGACTAGCACAGTTGCCTTCATTCCGTCAATGGGACTGAACCCCGCTGCCGGGTTGCCCCACACGGAGATGCCCACTGTCTTTACATCGTCCTCCAAACTCTCAACGACGTGGGCATTAGTCATCACGCGCCAGGGCTTGCCCGGTAGCCAAAAGCCGCTCCCGCGCTGCCCCAATAACTGACCTCTCCGCTCCAACGTTGTACGAACAAAGACCAAACTCAACATCCGTTTTTGCACCGGCTCCCGGCCTTCGGTCTCGTACTGTCGCCTCAGAACTGCTGCAAGCTGCGCCCGCGTAACCGGCGCATCTGGGACAAACATGCCGTCATCGTGACCTGTGAGAAGACCAAGTTTGACTGCAATCTCCACATCATGCTCAAACCAGCGGCCCTTGATAGCGCTTTCCCAGTCCTTGAATCTCAATGGCATTTGCTACCCTCCCCACGCCATTCTCACAATTAGCCCTACAACCGCGGAGGAGAGCGCCGTCAGTGCGACGGCAACGCCCCACGACGGCCTGTTGGCGATCCGGTCCAAGCGGTCCATGAGCCGGATATGCTCTTTGGAGTGCTCGCCGCGCCATTCCTCAAGTGCTCCAATCCGCTCATCGTGTCGCCATATAACCTGCTCCACACTGTCCGCCAACTGCACCACCTCCCGGCCAAACTAAAAAGCCCCTGGGGGGCTTGTTGCGCATAACAGGTCCAAGTACGTCTTATGCCAGCAGTTCCTCCAGCACCTCGTTGATGATTTCTGCTTCGGCCTCGGCCTCGGCCATCTTGTCAACGTGTGCGCTTGCGATCTGCAACGCTTCTTTGCGGGTCATAGGCCGTAGCCCGCCCTCCCCCGGCGGATGGGGTTGGAAGTAGGTCAGATTGCCGTCGATGTAAATCAGGTAGACCTCGCCGTTCTCTGGGATGTCTGTGCGAGAGGCCAGGATTTTCTCTGCCGGGACTCCGTTGATAGGGGACCTTTTGTTCCAGATTTCGACACGGTAGCGGGCCTTCTTCTGCTCCTTCCGCGCGGCTACATCTCGCTTGCCAAGCGCAGCCTCCACATCCGCTAGGGTTTTGTTTGCGCGCAGTTCACGGGCACGTTCGAGCAGTGCGATCTTGTTGATCAATTCAGATTCCCCCTTCCTACTTGCCTACGAAAATTGCCTCCCCCGATGCAGGTGGTCCGTACCAATCACCAGATTGTACTCCTTGCAGCGAGAGATCAGGCCACCGCACAAGCCCTGATACCGGGGCCTGTACAGAAGCCGGATCGTACTCCTCGTTGGCGGCGAGGTAGGCGCCATTATATCCTCCCACCGCGTACATCATTCCGTTTCCAGGAGCTGCGGTGGCCAAGCCGTTCCGAGCGGTGGGCATGGCAGCTTTGGCGGTCCAAGTATTGGTCGCCGGGTCGTATTCCTCGTTGGCGGCGAGGTAGTTGGCGCC